TTATCATCAATTTTTTTGCTGATACTTTTATATAATTCAAATGTAGCCAAAGGAGATAATTCACCGGATTTTATTGAACTCGAATAAGATGTAAACTGTCCCCACTCTTTTTTATTATACCTCATTTTCACAAATTCGTCAATAGTAGGCGCATTTAGTCCTAGAATTGTTACATATTTATTAAATAACTTACGGTCATTATCTGATATAGAATCCTCAACATATTTATTTTTCCATTCTGCATATTTTATATCACCCGGCACTGAGTATATATCCCCATCCTTGTCCCTCGCCGCCCTTGTTTCATTGACCGTAAATTCATCGTTAAAATACGGTATTGCAACAGTCCGGCAACGATTATGAAAAGGCGGTGCCGTAATCCCCGGCTTATACTCGGATACTAAAAAATGTGTCCCGTCTATATGTTGGCATATATCAGATGTTTTGTTATCTAAAGTTGCGTCGTTCTGATATTCTTTAACTCCCATTTCTCTAAATCCGTCCAATGTAGATTTTGATTTGAAAAATGCTGTTTCTGTCAATACAAGATTTTCGGCTTGATGTTTCTTCACCTCAAATCGTTTTGCTATCTTAGCGGCTATTTTTTTAGGCTGCTCCCCTCTGATAACTGACTGTGTTAACGTTGTTTCAAGTTCTCTCACAAGCTGGGGTCTATGAGTACCCCAAATTCTTTCACTGAAATTTTTGCCGTCGGGTGTCCAGGGCTTATGTATATAGTTTTCAATTAATTTTGTATCTAATTTTGCAAAGCTGCTCCCTACTCCAAAACCCTTTTGTATTTCAAAAATAGAACGATAATAGGTATCTTGATATATGTCAGTTATAAGATTGCTTATATCATCTAACTCATTACCCGTTAATACCTCAACCTGATTCTGCATTTGTATTCTAAGGCTCTCTAGACGATTAATATGTACCCTAGCACTAACATTTTCAAGCTGTTTTACCCACTGTTTATTTAGGGCGTTTTCTTTGCCTTTCTGAATATACTCTTCCACAGTCCATTTAAATTCTTTAAGTTCTTTTGCATTTAATAATCTTTTTGCTTCTGTAAATGTTATTTTATTGTTTTCAGCAAATCGCATATACCAGTTATTTATATCGTTTGTTACCGTCTGCACAGCTTCATTGTACTGTTTTTCAAGATTGTGAAAGTATTCTATATTTTTATTACTTTGTACTTTTTCAAGATACAAAAAACGCCCCGACCAATATTCGCCGTTGCGTTTAAGTAACTTTTCTATTTTTTCATTCTTCGGCATTTCCTAAATCACCGCTTTCACCTCTCATCTGATTGACTAAGTTATTATACTCATCGTTGTTCGTTGTATTGTATTCCTCTTCAACTCTTCTCAATTCCTTTTCAACGTCATCTATCCAAGGCACTTGAGAAATTAATGTTTTTTGTGAAATTTGCACTCCTAAATTTTGAAGCATTGTCATTATTTCACTTTCGTTCATCATCATATCGCGGTTGAATACAAATTTTACTTTTTCGTTCGTAAAATCCTGACCTGTAGTATTGTATAAATACATATCAGCAAACCACAATAATTCTTTTAACGCTCTTTGAAATTCTAACTCCATACCATTAGCATCAAGGTCAATATCATTATATATGCTCTGTATATTCATTTGGTTTGCATTACCGCCAAGCCTGTCGTCTTTTGCATCATAACTCATTGCGTTTTCTATTAACGCTTTTTTTAATTGGTCTAGGATAGCTTTATAATTTTCGCTGTCCACCTTTACTTCTATAGTGCTTACATTTCCATCAATACCATTAACGGACCTTATTTTTACCGCTCCATACTGCGCAATATTATGTCGAAATTCTTCTAAATCCGCACCGTCATAATTAAGCAATACATATATAGTATTATAAGGGTCTTGAAGCATGTTATCTTCAAAATTTGACATTATTAGATTTATTGCGTCTTGTATTGATTGTACCCTTTCTATAAGCGGTTGTTCCTCGTAGTTATATTTAAATGGTATGAGCGGTATTTTATCCCAACTCAGAGATATAACATTATCATCTTTATCTTTGTATGTAAGATATGGTTCAGGTTCACGCTCAGAATCAATCACTAATTTTCCATTTTCATATATATAATATTCAATCCCCTCAGGCAAGAATATATCAACATGCTCCACATCTTTTTCGTTTTCCCCCTCATATGTTGGGATAACATATAATCTGCAAGCCATATCTATATATCTGTGCTCTTCATCTTGCCAAAATGGTAATATCTCAATACCTGAGAATATTTTGACGGAAAACTCTCCTCTATCGTTGATATACGGATATAGCCATGATATACCACAATTTAAAGCGTTTTTTGCCGTCTGTTTAAGTATTGCATGAAAATTTTCGTCAAATATCTTATTAAGTTCGTCGGTATATTTATCGTTATCCGTGTCAATTGCTATAGGGCGACCGCAAAGAAAATTAGACTTTTGGTCTACAGCTTTGCGATATTGATTATTAATTATTTTAGAATTAGGCAAATAGTGCTGTTCGGAAGCCTGACCGCCCTCTTCAATGGCAAGTCGCTTTTTTTTGAGTATCTCATGTTTTCCATCATAATAATTTATTCCTGTAAGCATTTTTTTACGCTTTTTGCTCTGCTTATATTTATTTAATTCTATTTCCGCTATTCTTTTCATAGTTGGCGCTTTATTTGCGCCTTTTGATATAATATTAATAATTCTCTGCGTTTCTTCGTAAAAATTAAACATTTTATCCTCCTGCTACTTAAAGCTAAATACATCTCCCTCTAATTTCGGGATAACCGCATATCGCATAGCGTCCATTAAGTGGTTAAACTTATCTATTGGTTTATTGATACTCTCTCCGTCTTTTTCGGCGTATGAGTAATTATTAATTTCGTTTATAAAGTTTCTGCATTTAGGGTGTATAATAAAGGTGAAATTCATAAGTTTTTGTATTCCGTACATAACCTCATGTTTGTACGCTCCCTCTATCCTTGATAATCCTAATTGCCTTAATTCTTCAATCGTTTGAGGTACAGCACTGTCACCTATTATTTTTTCTTTGCCGTAACCCATTAGTTGTATTTTTGGAGCCAATTCCATGTTGGTCAGTCCCCTTTCGTATAACTCGTCAAATACATATATCTCCTTATTTTTTTCGTCTACCAATCCGCAGAATAAAGCTGAAGGGTCGTTTGTGTACCCAAAATCAAGTCCAAACGCCGATACTACTCCAGGTCTTTTGCTAATTTCGTAAACATTAAAGAATTTCTCTACAAATTTCTTATATACGAGACCTTGAAGAACTCCCCAATTGCCTAATGTATATACATTGTGAAAATATGGGTCACTTTCGTCTTCTAACGCTTCTATATCCTGAGTTGTAAGAAATATATTATCTTTATATGTAGTCTTTAAAATAGATACTTTTTTATCTTCATATTTCTTGCAACCGTCTTCAACCTTATTGTCGAAAAAATCATTATAAATCCAATGTAATTTGAAAATAGGGTTGAAAGCCATAACAATACATTTGCTTATTTTAGACGGTCCACGCAAACGCTTCTTGAGTTGCAAATAATCATTTCTTTTGACTTCTGTAGCTTCCTCAATAAATATTCGTTCTATAACGCCCTTTCGTGGTGTTATACTCTTTAATTTCTCAACGTCATCTAATCCGGCAAAGACTATTTGCGCTTGATTTACCTTGTTTGTAATAACCATATCCGAAAAATTAAAGCTATATAAATTACTAAGTTCCATATAATTAATAGCTTTATAGATTTCATTAAAAACTGAACGTTTAATACTTTTGCCGACCGCTCTACATATAAGCCAATTACAACCATTCATATTATCAATAATAATTTTTTGACATAAAAAAAACGACTTTCCGCTTGAGGAACCGCCGTAATATATCTGTGTAAATTGTGGTTTTTGTAAATAAGGTATATATACCTTATTGACTTTTAAATTAATCTCCATAACTATCTTCCATATCGTTTGTTGTAGCCGGACTAATATTAATAATTATGTTTTGGTCTTGTGTATTGTCTTCTGTTGTTGGTTTATCTCTCCACTTATTTGGCTTACGATTTTTAAGCCAAAATATTTGTGCTGTAGTATCTCCAGGTATATGCTTTATAGTAGTTATAGTTTTTTCTCCACCTATACCATTCTCCTCAATCTTCTTTTCTTCTACTATGTAACCTAGCGCTCGTTTAAGCAGTGCATTCTCAACCTCTAAATCTACTACCTCTTTACCCCTTTTTAAGGTCTCGTCTATCTCTGCATATTTATTTTT